TCAAGAGATTGGATTATTTCCAAAAGCTATTGTTTCAGGTGGAACAGGTATTTATTACTCTGCTGATAACATTTGGATTATTGGTAGGAGACAAGTCAAAAAAGGTACCAATGTCACAGGTTATGATTTTGTAATCAATGTAGAAAAATCAAGGTTTGTAAAAGAAAAATCTAAGGTACCTATTTCTGTAACATGGGAAGGTGGTATTGCTGAATACTCTGGTCTATTAGAAGTAGCTATGGCTGGTGGTTATGTAGTAAAACCAACAATGGGCTGGTATGCTGCAGTGAACAAAGACACTGGAGAAATTATCGAGCCAAAGGTCAGAGAAAAGGATACTGTAACAGAAGCCTTCTGGACTCCTATCTTTGAAACTACAGACTTTAAAGAGTTTGTAAAATCATACTATTCAATTGGCCACAAACCAATGCTTGAAATAGATTTGGAAAGCACTTTACAAGAGGAGTAGAATAGTGTATAATATAACTAACAAGGATTATTCTATTGTAGAAAATCCAAACTCAGAGTTCCATGGTGTTTTATTAAAAACAGGAATTTATAAAGAGGTAATAGTTGTTTATGGGACTGTATCAATAAAAGAATCCCCTGAACTTGATATGGCGACACTTGGGTTTACATTTAATATACAAGACCCAGGTGACCATGATTTTGATAAACTCAATGAATCAGAAGAGTTTAAAAATTATCTGGGTGCAGTATTACAACATATTATTACAGATAGTTTAGAATGGGGACAAGATAATAAAATAGCAAGGATAGGAATTGGAAATAACGAATCATCTACAGACACACATACTGAATCATCTCCTCAATAACGAGGAATATTGCAGAAGAGTTGTACCATATCTAAGAAAAGAATACTTTGAAGGTACTCATAAGGTTGTATTTGACCTTATAACTAAATTTGTACATCAGCATAATAACTTACCAACCTCTAAGGTATTACAATTAGAGTTAAGAAAAATTAATGCACCAGACGATGTATTAAATAATTCAGCAACACTTATTAATGAAATCGCTACTAAATCAGACATTGATACTGAATACTTAATTAGGGAATCAGAAAAGTGGTGTCGCGATAGAGCAGTCCATAATGCTATAATGGATTCTATTGGCATTATCGATGGTAAGGACAGTGAACGAACAGAAGGTTCCATACCAGAAATATTATCAGAGGCATTAGGTGTTTCATTTGACCAACAAATAGGTCATGATTATATTGATGATTCAGAGGAACGCTTTGATTTCTATAATAAAAAAGAATCTAGGACTCCCTTTGATTTGGATTATTTCAACAAAATAACAAAGGGTGGGTTACCTAATAAAACTTTAAATATTGCTCTTGCCGGGACTGGTGTAGGTAAATCCTTATTTATGTGTCACTGTGCCGCATCAGTCCTACAGCAAGGTAAAAATGTTTTATATATTACAATGGAAATGGCTGAAGAAAGAATCGCAGAGCGTATCGATGCTAACCTAATGGATTTACCTATTGAACAATTACAGAGAATTGGTAAACACGCATTCGATACTAAAATACAGAAAATTGCTCAGGCCTCTATAGGTAAACTAATCATTAAGGAATATCCTACAGGCTCTGCTCATACCGGACATTTCAGAGCATTACTAAACGAATTAAAACTTAAAAAAGCATTTAAGCCAGATATGATATATATTGACTATTTAAATATTTGTGCCTCTAGCCGCATGCGTGGGCTTGGTGGGAGTATAAATAGTTATTCATACATCAAAGCTATCGCAGAGGAATTGCGTGGCTTGGCTGTGGAATTCAATGTTCCAATAGTATCGGCAACACAGACTACAAGGTCTGGGTATTCAAATACCGATGTCGGACTAGAGGACACATCTGAATCTTTTGGTTTACCAGCTACGGCAGACCTTATGTTCGCTCTTATTTCAACAGAGGAACTAGAGGACTTAGGCCAACTGTTGGTAAAACAATTGAAAAATCGTTATAACGATCCTACCAAATACAAAAGATTTGTGGTTGGTGTGGACCGTTCCCGCATGAAACTATATGATGTAGAGGAATCGGCTCAGGCAGATATTATGTCAGACCCAATTCCTGATAAACCAATAAATAAATTTGGCGATAGAGATTCGGAAGATACATTCGCCAATTTTAAAATATAAAGGAGAACTATATGAATATGTTAAATACAGCAAAAGCATGGTTAATGGACCGATGGGCAGAACGCACATCTTGGGACGGTGGACTTATTGTCGGCCTATCATTATCCTACCTATTACTAGGTGGCTTAGTCGATTTAGTAGCTTGGGTAGCCCTTGCTTACGGTGTTTACACTTTTATTGCAAAAGAAGTATAATAACCTTTTAATTATGACAATTCATGGGGGGCTTTCATAGTCCCCTTTTTGTAACAACTATGTTACAACTATGTTACATTTGTGTAACTTTTTTAATTTTTTTTCATTAGCGTGTTTACATTTGCTCCTAGATGGTGTATAATATACCTATATTTAATAATTGATAAGGAGTAAATATGAAAAATTTAGTTATAAACACCCAATACATGGAAAACTATGGCGATAGGGATAACCCTTACATGAAGTTTAAGGGTGGTACTACCTATGTAATGCCTAACTGTGGTGACCTCAATGAGAATGAGGTTGCAACCATTATTGCTAGGGTAAGGCCTTTTATTACTACTACTTTGGAGGAGTCCAATGGTGGTTCTGAGGAATACATCATTGATTTTGATGTTGTGAAAAAATCAGATATACATGTTCCAACATGGGAAACAATTACTGAGTTTTGTTTTGACCGATTCACTGGAGATGTAAATTTTATGAAGGTTACTGATAACCGTGAAGACGGTTGGATGAAAAAGGAAATCCTTGAGAGAACCGAAACTTGGACTGGCGATATGTCTACGGATTCCAAGCGTAAGGATTATTACGATGAATATCTTATGGAAGATGGTGACATCGTAAGTCAAAAGAAATTAGGCGAATGGTTTGAGGTCAACGCACCTGTTGAATCTGAAATCACAAGAGAGATTGTTTTTTAATATTAATGCGACACCAGCGGTCGGAATTGAAAGCGTATGGGGTTGATGTCCGAACATCCGAGAGGGGAATGAAAATGCCCCTCAATATTTTATTAATTAATTGGAGTATAATATGGCTGATTTTAGAATCGTGAAAAAAACAAAATGTAGAACAAAATATAAAGGTATTGGAGTTGATACCTTACAACATATTAAATGGCAACCTAAAATATATAATGACCCATTTAAATTTGATTTCGATGTTGTAAAACAAAGAATCGAAAACCGCAGACAAGCTGGATATGAAGATGATGTATCAACAATTAAAAGAAATATTGTAAGAGTTTGTGGCGATAATCCAGGTATGTTCGATGACTTTTTAGAGTTATTGGAGGCATAATGGATAAAACACCAGCATTTAAAGTAACATTTACAGATAAAAATGTAAAACAAATTGAATATACATTCGCAAAAATACAAGAGGCAATTCTATTTCAGGTTGGTTTAAAGAAAAAAGGCTATGAAACTAATCTGAAAAGAGTTCTATTGTGATTGAATTCATTATATTTGCAGTCTGTTTAATAGGTGCTTCTTGGCAGGCCTATCAATCTGGCATCAAAGAAGGAGCATCTAGGACAGTAGATAAATTACACACCCACGGAATCATTCGATTCGATAACAAAGGAAACATTAAACCAAATAAATTCTTTGATAAGTAGCTCTTCACTTTACAAATGTTATAAATAGTGTTATAATATAGGAAGTATTATGAAGAGATTTACAAAACACTTAAATGAAATGTCACAAGCCGCACTTCAAAAGAAGTTGGTCGGTTTAGATACAAGAATTGATAAACATTCAAACCCTAAAAGGGTTACCAATACTGGTGGTATGTCAAGTGCTGAATTTAAAAAACTTGTATCAAAAGTATCAGATAGTGATGTAGAGGTTGTTGCTCCAAATACAGGAGACAATAAATCATCTGCATATGACATGTTTTCATTTGAATTAGATGGTAAATCTATGAGTGTAACACTTTCCAATCCAGTTGCAGGAAGAGGTTCTGCCTCAACAGATTCAAACGAAGAATCATTAATGCTGGTTATGGCTGCAATGTACAATGGAGCAAAGGATAAGGATTCAATTATATTAAAATGTCAAGAGGCAACTACATTTAAAATGTGTGTTGACAAAGATGGTAAGGAATTTACTGTTGTTAAGGCAAAGGAATTAGTAGCATATTTACAAGAAAAAGATGATTGGTTTGATTCACATTTAGCCCAAGCAAAGGTATTTAAAGCAGCCTTTACAAAACCAAAAAGAATTGAAATGGATAGAAGTTCAATTGATGTCTGGACTCAAGCAAAAGCTTTATTTCAAGCAGAAGATGCTTGGGGCGGTAAAAACCCAGATAAAGATAAATGGAATCCTGCAGACATATGGATATATTATGAGGACCTTCCAAAGCATGATAATATAGATGATTTAAATAAATACTTATATGATTCAGTAATAAAAAAACAAGGAATTGTAGGTGTTTCTCTTAAAAAAGGAACTGGTAAATTATCATATATAAATGCAGGAGAAAATCCAGAGATTAAAGTTAATAATATTAAATCTCAATTTGGTAAAAACTTTACACTTGGTGTGGATATGGAATTTTTAGGTGATGGAATACCACCAGATTTCAGTTTATATTTTAGAATTTTCCAGGCAACTGATACTGATACAATAAGAGGCGAAGGGACTGGTAAAAATGCTATGCAAGGAAAGGTAAAACTTGACATGTTGGATATATTATCAGGTGGTAAATATGCAGAGCGTATTAAAAATGCTGGTGGTCCAAATATTCTTAAATGGGATAATAATAAAAAAGAGTATGGATGGAGAAACATAAAATACAAAAGAGGCTCTAATTTAGCTCAATACGAAAGAGCATTTGCAAAAGGTGTTGTTGGTTTTTTAGAGGAATTAAATAAAGGAAAACCAAAACCTGGTAATAAAGACGCTTATATTCCATGGAAGGAAAATCAAGGTAAATCTATGATTAACTCTAGATTCCAAACAATAGAAATGGTGTGGTTATTAAATAAAATGCCACTAGAACAACAAAATAACCTAGCTGCAGGACTTATAAAATTTGCAAAAAGTATGTCAGATTGGTCAGCAGCGCACGCAAAACTACAATAATGAAATCATTAAAAAACTATCTGGCTGAGTCAAAAAATACACACATGACTCACATTGAAGATTTAATCCTTGACGGAGGAGTCAAGGGTGCACGCCAAGCTATCCTAGCGCTTAGGTCATTGAGGGATATGTTGAACGGTAACGCAAAAGCACCAATGGACGTTACGGTTAAATGGGACGGTGCACCCGCCTTATTTGCTGGAGAGGACCCATCTGATGGTCAATTCTTTGTGGCAAAGAAAGGCATTTTCGCTAAAAATCCAAAGGTATACAAAAATCATGGAGACATTGATGCTGATACCTCTGGAGATTTAAATAAGAAACTAAAATTAGCCTTTGATAATTTAAAAGACTTAGGGATTAAGGATGTTATTCAAGGCGATTTTATGTTTGACAAAGAGGATATAAAAACGGAGGACATAGATGGAATTAAGCATATTACTTTCAACCCTAATACTATTGTTTATGCTATACCTAATGGTACAAAATTAGCAAAGGAAATAAAAGCAGCAAAGGTTGGTATAGTATGGCATACAACATATTCAGGCTCATCATTTGAAACCATGACCGCAGAATTTGGACAAGATATAGTATCAAAAATTAAGCCATCCAGAAACGTATGGATGCAAGATGCAACAATGAAAGATTTATCTGGCACAGCAACATTAACAAAAGAGGATAGTTTACAATTATCTACCAACTTATCAAGTGCTGGTAAAATATTTCGTACTATTAGTAGTAATACCCTTAGAGAAATAGAACAGAATAAAGAATTAAACCTAATAATCAACATATATAATAACACCATGGTAAGAAAAGGCCAAAGAATCCAAAATACCAAGAAACATGCAAGAGGTTTGGTTAAATTTGTAAGTGATAGGTACGCAAAAGAAATAGACAAAAGAAGTACCGATAAAGGAAAAAAGGTTCAAATGGATAAACGCGATGCATTATTATCGTTTTTCTCTACAAAAAACCTTAAAAATTTAGAAAATATATTCATTTTACAGAATTTTGTTATAGATAGTAAATTAATTATTATAAATAAACTAAACAAACTAAGTAAAATTGGTACGTTTTTAAAAACTAAATCCGGATTTAGAGTAACCAACCCAGAAGGTTTTGTTGCAATAGATCGAATGGAAGGTGGCGCTGTTAAATTGGTTGACCGAATGGAATTTTCAACTAATAACTTCAGCAAAGATATAATAAAAGGCTGGGATAATCCAGGCTAATGGGATACCGAGGATATAAATGTCAATACAATCATTTAGTGAATACTTAACCGAATCATCGAAAGATGTAACTTTCGTATTTGGAAGATTCAATCCGCCCACCGAAGGGCATGAAAAATTATTCGATCAACTTAAAAAATTATCAAGAGGTGGTGTATATCGTATATACTCTTCTAAATCAGTTGACCCTAAAAAAAATCCATTACCATTTAAACAAAAAATAAAATTCATGCGTAAAATGTTTCCTAAACACGCAAGGAACATTATGGCAGACCCAGATGTAAGAAATGTTTTAGATATAGCTACTAAGTTATATGACCAAGGTTTTACAAAGGTAACCATGGTTGCTGGGTCAGACAGAGTAAAGGATTTTGAAATATTATTAAACAAATATAATGGTATAAAATCAAGACACGGCTTATATAATTTCCAAGACGGAATTAGAGTACTATCTGCTGGTGAGAGAGACCCAGAGGCAGAAGGCGTTAAGGGTATGTCAGCAAGTAAATTAAGAGCATTTGTTGCGGCTGGTGACCTACAAGGTTTTGCAGATAATTCATTAGAAGTTCCGGGAGATGGAATACAAACATTATACTATGCAATCAGAAAAGGCATGGGATTAAAAAAAGAATCATTCCGTAAACATATAGAATTACCACCCATATCTGAAACAAGAGAAGATTACATTGATGGTAACCTATACAAAAAAGGTGATATGGTAAAAGTAAAAGAATCACAAGAGGTAGGCGAAATTATTGTTTGTGGTTCCAATTATGTAATGGTTCAAACCGAAACTGTAAAGAAAAGATTTTGGTTAGATGCAGTGGAGCTTTTTGAGGAAGGTGGTGCTGGTGATTGGGGAACAGTCAAAGGATTAAAAAGATATTTAAAAGACACACCAGGACAAACAGTCAAAGAAAAAATGGGACCTCAGGACCCAGATATTAAAGACAGAAAAGGTACTCAGCCTAAAGGTTATTATGCAAAAGATGCAAAAGGTACGGAAATGGCAAAAAGTACAAAAGCAAAACGTGCAGCACATTTTAAAAAATTATCAACAAAACCTGCACCTGGTGATGCTACGGCAAAAACAAAACCATCAAAACACACAAAGAAATTTAAAGCAATGTTTGGCGAAATGGCAGAACATATAACATTCGAAGATTTTATGTGTGAAAATACAGAAAAGGCACTTAAAAAGAAAGCTGATAAATCTGGTATGCCTTTAGGTATATTAAGAAAAGTTTTCGATAGAGGAGTTGCAGCATGGAAATCAGGACATCGTCCAGGTACCACTGCAGTCCAATGGGGATTAGCGAGAGTTAATTCATTTGTAACTAAATCAAAAGGAACATGGGGTAAGGCAGATAAAGACCTTGCTGCCAAAGTATAATGCCACTTAGTATTTCTGATGGTTTAAGTGCGTGGATTAAGGACTTTATGAAGTCTGATGCTCCACAGTTTAAAGGAAAAACAAAGGAAGAGATTGTAAAAATGGCAATTGCAGCATATACAGATGCTGGGGGAAAATTAAAAGAGGAAAAAATGAAAAATTTTAAAGATATTAGAGAAAAATTTAAGGTACAAACATTTAAAGGTCATCCTAGAATTACAGACATCTATGTACAATTTAGAGGTGGTAAAGGAGAT